TCACCTCGTTCTTGCTGATTTTGGTGAACCTATGGATTTTGCGTCCGCTCATGCCTGACAGATACAATTCACACAACTTCCTTTCGTACCAAGATTGCCGGGCCTGCACTCTCTGAATGGCCTGCAACCGCTGCTCGGTGTCTTCTTCAAACCATTGGCGCAATTCGATGTCCTGTTCTTCATCTTCGTATTCCTCCAATGCCTCTCCCCCCTGGTTAATTCTACCGATGCGCCCGCCTGAGCCGGATAAGTTCCGCGCACACCGGATGTAGAAGAATTCAAAGTAACCGGCTGCCAATGCCTTTTCCGCCCTCGCATTCAGGTCGGTGGCAATCATCAGAAACAGCTCCTGTTGCAAGTCCTGCCAATGGGGTGAGAACTTCTTGCAAACCTGCTCCGGCCATTGCTCTGATGCGAGGATATCGGTACAGGTCATGTCAACAAAAATAAGCCTTTCTTATTCACCCGGCTGCAATGCAGCGCAAGCGCCAACGCATTCACGCAGTCATCGTGTAGACCTTCCGGTGCGTTATAGCTGACACCCGTCCGGCGGTGTGTCCATTCAAAGTTCATCAGTTCGTCTACAATAGGCCCATCTGGAAACACAACCTCTCGGCCATGAATCGCCGCTGCGAGGTCTTCCATGATTTGCTGTTTGGAAATGGCGGTGTACTTGAACCCCTGAATGCGCGGGCAGACCCTTTGCAGGTCTTCCACTATCGGATCGCCCACGCCGGTACTGTCAATCACGGCCGGAATCTTTCCTACAATCCGTGCCACGCTGTCACGGGTTGCCTTCCAATCCAGTCTAAACCGCTCAAAGAGGCATACCTTTTTGTCTTTGTTCAGCCCGACTATTACAGTCCAGTCACGGCTTTTCGCAAGGTCAATCCCGAACCATTCCACCGGGCCATCTGCAAGGGGTTCGATGCATGAGCGGATATGGTCAAGGCCGAACGGATTCGAATCATCATCGGCAGGTTCGGCAAGGTACAATTCCCGGAAGACGTGCGCGGGCAAATCGCGCTCTGCCTGCTCTACTTCTTCCTTATCGAGAATGCCGGCTGCGACCGCATCCCATGCCGTGATCTTGTGGAATTCGTAATTGTCTTCACCCTGCCGGGCGCGTTCCGCCAATCGATAACCCCAATTCTTTTTCCCTTTCACGTTGCCAATCAGCTTGCACTTTCCACGGGTTTTGGTGAGGGTAGAGCGCAGCGCAAACCAGGCTTCTTCCCGGGCGCGGGTGAATTCATCGAATACAGCGGCGTACACGTCATCGCCGTATAGGTTATCAGGCTTTTCCGCTGACTTGAATTCAATCATTGCGCCGGATGGGAGCGTTAGGCGTAGCTTAGATTCATTGGCCTCAAACAACTTCTGACTGCATTGCTGCTTGAATCGCCGGAATGCGATTTCAGCCTGACCGTAGACCGGTGCAACCCACCAAAACGACTGCCCTTTCTTGCCCTGTATGGCCTGTTCGAACAACCACACAATGTGCGAGGCCGTCTTACCTGCCTTCGTGCTGGCAGCGGTGACCGTGTACCGGGCCGGGCTGTCAAGGATGGCGATTTGATACGGTGTAAGCGGTGGTCTTTGGTAGGTGATTTTCATAACATCTCAGAAACAAGCGTGGAAATGTACGCTTCAAACCCGGCCTTGCTTGCCTTGCCTAACCGCTCAGCCTGGTTCTTTCTAATCGTCTTCAGCATAGCCATGTAATTGAAGAACTCCATTAGGGGCATGGCCATTATCGCATCCATTTTGGTTAAATCCCTGCCGGCCATTTCATAGAAAATGTTCAGCCAGTCTGTGCCTGTTTCCTCAACTTCTTCTCCTGCTTCAGGAAAAAGTCCAGAGAAGTTTCGAGCAATGCCGGCAAGAGAGTCGAAAAAAAAAGCGCGTATGGATAGACCTGTGCAACCGATAGCCCGCTGACCAGTTGGGCCTTCTTGTGGAATTCCACAGCGGATGCAGTCTTATCGTATCGCACGTCTTTCCATCGCCACCACTTGCGCTGCTGCTCCACCATCAGACAGGCTAAAATCTGATTTAGGTTCTTAATGAAATTCCCGTCCTGCGCGATCACCTGCAAAGTGGCATACTCACCCGCTGAGATTGCGGCTGGGTTATCAACTATCCGATACCATTTCCCGCCTGCTTTGAACCGTAGCCGTTTTGGAACTCGTTGCGGGTATTCGGCCAGCCAAGTCATGCGCTGATAATCCGCAATCCGCTCGGTGTGGGGCAACTTTTCTATTTCCTCAATCGGCTGCCCTGAAAGCACAGAAAGTATCTGATTCATAGTTTCCTCGGCATCAAGGTCGGTTCGCTGCCGGAGCAGGTCCAATTCGTATAACTGCGATAGACTGACGTTCTTCCAAGACTTTGGGTAATCCATACACAAAAGTAAGTACAATTTTCAATCCGATACATTATAGGTAGATGCTCATCATCGATACATCGCAGACTTCCACCCTGTTGGTTACGGCCACGGAAAAGGTAACGCTGAATCCGCCTTACTACTTCCTGCTTTCCATCAACAACCGCGAAGAGAGGTCAATAACTTATAACCTATTGGTGACTGACCTGAGCAGTTTCCCGACCCGATACAATCAATTCGCCATCACCACGGCGCAGAGTGGGTCATGGGAAAAGGGGGAATATGAATACACCATTTACGCGCAATCCAGCAGTTCAAACACAAACCCTGCCAACGCCAATGAGGTTGTTGAGACGGGCATAATGAAAGTAAAATGAAGGTAGATTTTCAGAGGATAAATTTCGCTGTATCCCCACCGCCAAAGTTCAAAGAAGCGCGCGGTCAGGAGTGGTATACTTACGGCGAAAAGAATGATTTCCCCAAGGTCATCTTAGACCTGTATAATTCATCGAGCCTGCACAATGCCATCGTAACCCAGAAGGCGCAGTTTATCGCGGGAAAGGATACCACAGTTACCCTCACAGGAAATACATCGGCACAGGCAGGCGCGGCAAATGCGCTGAATTACGCCAATCCTTACGAAAGCTGGCACGATCTGCGATTCAAATGCGCGATGGACTTGGAGAATTTCGGGGGGTATGCGATTCAGGCTGTATGGAATGTTCCCGGAACGCGGGTTGTGGCCTTCTATCATCTCCCATTCGACAAGTGCCGGGTTAATCAGGACGCTTCGAAGGTGTGGTATTCTGAGGATTGGGCAGACAGGCGGACGGACAAATTAGAGTTTCCGGCATTTAATCCTGAAGAACCAGGGGGCACTCAAGTTCTGTGGTTCAAGCAATACCGGGCAGGCGAAGGTGTGTACCCTTTGCCCGATTGGTATCCGGCCCGGACTTACATCGAGATAGACACGAAGATTGCCGATTTCCATTACAACAACATCACCAATGGATTTTCACTTGGCAAAATAATTCAGATTTTTAAGGGCGAACCAACTGAAGACATAAAGTCTGAATTCGACAGGAAATTTAAAGCCAATACCACCGGCACAGAGAATGCAAACGGGGTTTTGATTTCGTGGATGGAAAAGGGCGAAGACCCCTTGCAGGTTGTAGACCTGATGCCGGGCGACTTCGACAAACAATACCTTCAGCTTTCGGAAACCGTCCGCGATAACATCTTCTATGCTCACCGGGTGACCAGCCCCATGCTGTTCGGTGTTCGCGTAGAGGGGCAGTTAGGCGGGCGCAATGAACTCACACAGGCTTATGAGGTCTTCGACCGGGCGTATGTAGCACCCAAGCGTGAACAGATGGAGCGGATTTTTACGCGAATGTTTCAGGCGATGGGTTATGAAGGCAAAATCGGAACGGTACTCGCCGAACCCGCTGCACAGGACACCGTACAACTGTTCACAGCCGGAATCCTTGACAGGAACGAAACCCGCGAATCGCTCGGATACGCTACGCAGGAAGTGGCCACCACGATGAGCGCGGTTAACCCATTCGGATGGGATGACGAAGCCGACAAAGCGGTGTTCGCCAAGTATGGCCGGAGTGAATCCGATTACGAAGAACTGCCGGAACTCTTTGCAGAACTGACCAACCCGGAACTGCGAATTGTGGCCGTCATCCGCGATAACCCGAAAGCCACCCTGGAAGAAATCGCCAAGGGCGCACGGGTGAAAAAGGAAGAGGCCACGAAGGTTATAAAGACCATGCAGGATAAAGGCCTTGTTACATGGGACAAAAATCAAATCAAAATCACAGACAGCGGGGCGCAATCCATCGCGGAATCGGGCGGGGTAGATACTGAAATCTTTGTCCTGTACCAATACGGGGTAAATCCTGACGTAGGCGGTAAGCCAATCATAGACGGCACACGGGAATTTTGCCGGTTTCTAA